ATAGGAGCACAAAGCATACCTCATAGTGGTAAAACTTTTATGGATCATTGCATAAACGTATACAATTTTTTAAGAAAAGGAGACTGTTCTGATGATGTTTGTTATGCTGGTCTTATGCATAGCATTTATGGAAATGATATATTTAGTGTTGATTTCAAAATTGAAAGAGAACAAATTAAAAATTTAATTGGGGAAAAAGCTGAAGCTATAGTTTATCATTTTAATAATACACCACGAGATGTTTTAATGAATGAAAATAATCATGACATTACAGATATTCTTGTAGCAAACGAGTTAGATAATTCTCCTCTTTTTCAAGTTATTGATAATATATTTGATGATAATAACAAAGATAAGCTTTACGGAGAGTTTAGAGATTTTAAACCTTGGCGTTTTTTAGGAGCTGGATCAAACATAAACAAGGACAGAAAGTTTAATTACATTTTAAATAAAAAAAATAAAATAGATAAAATTTTATTTGAACAAGCTGATAAAATTATTGAAGACAATAATTTAAAAAAATATCTTACATTAAAGAAAGCGTACGCAAGTGGATATACTCATGGTACAATTCATGAACTACATCGTGATTATACATCAAATGGTTTTAACGAAGTATTTACTTTAATGTTCTATCTTAACAAAGAATGGGATGTAAGTTTTGGAGGAGAAACAGTGTTTTACTATCCAGAAACAGAATCAATTACCTCTATTTTACCCAGACCTGGTAGAGCTATTTTATTTGACGGCTCTATTCTCCACCTTGCAAGAGATCCATCAAGAATATGTGCAGAACTTAGAATGGTTGCAACATTTCAATATGTGGTGGGAAAATGAAAAATTTTTCATTATCTTCAAATGATCAAGAATGGTTTGTTTTAACACAATTAAATTTTAAACCTAATGGGTTTTTTGTAGATGTCGGTGCAAATGATGGAGTGCATCATTCCAATACCTTTTTATTGGAAAAAGAATACAATTGGAAAGGAATATTAGCAGATCCTGCAAAAATATGGCAACCAATGTTAAAAGCAAACAGAAAAAATTTTATTGAAACAGATTACATTTGGAAAAAAACAGGTGACACTTTAATGTTTAACGAAATAGGTGATTATTCAACAATAGATAAATATATAGATTCTGATCAACATGCAGAAATTAGAAAGGGATTAAAAAAAGAAGAGGGTAAAAGATATAAGGTAATCACTTTGTCTTTAGGTGATTTGTTAAAAAAATATAATGCACCAAGTACAATAGATTATTTATCTATCGATACGGAGGGTAGTGAATATGAAATTTTAAAAGCCTTTAATTTTACTAAGTATAAGTTTAATATTATTACTTGTGAACATAATCACACACCTAATCGTGAAAAAATATATGAACTTTTAGTAAAAAATGGCTATAAAAGAAAATCTACAGAAAAATCAAAACAAGATGATTGGTATATAAAACAATGAAAGCACAAACAACAATGTTTGGAAGAATGGTAAAAAAGTATGAAATGCCATTAGAAGCTATTGAAGATATTAATCTTCGATATGAAGAAGAAAAAGAAAAATTAAATTCTTTTGGTCCTAGATTAGCTGGTCGATTAAATTCAGAAAAAGAATTTACTCATTTACTTGGTCAAACAAAAATATCTAAAAATATTGTAGACTGCATGAGTGATTATTATGATACATTAGAAAAAGTAGGATTGTGTTTGGAAAGAAAACCTTTAGAAATTTTAAGTTGTTGGATTAATGATATGAAAGAAGGAGAGTATAATCCTCCTCACACACATCACGATTTAACTGGATGGTCGACAGTTTTATTTTTAAAAGTTCCTGAATTTATAAATGATGCAAAAGACCCTCATAAATTTAAAGATGGTTTTATAGGTTTTATTTCTTCAGATGGTGTAGGAACCGTTTGGATGGAACCTAAAGTAGGAGATTTTTATATTTTTGAAGCAAGACATCAACATTGTGTGATGCCATTTAAAACAAAAGTAAAAGGGGAAATTAGAAGATCCATGTCATTTAATTTTATAGAAAAAAATGAAAATTAATTTAGGAGCGGGAAATAAAAAATATGATGGATTTATAAATTTAGATAAATATAAAATTTTTAAACCTGATATTTTACACGACTTAGAAATTTTTCCATATCCAATAAAGGATAATGAAGTAAACGAAATTAAGCTTTATCATGTCTTAGAGCATCTAGGACAACACCCAGAAACATTTAATAATATTATTAAAGAAATTTATAGAATTTGTTCTAATGAAGCAATTGTTGATATTAGGGTTCCCCATCCAAGACATAATCATTTTTTAGCAGATCCTACACATGTTAGACCAATAACCACAGAGGGTTTACAACTTTACGATAAAGAACTAAATAACCATTGGAAAAATATAGGTCTTCCAAATTCTCAATTAGCTAATATTCATAATATTAACTTTAAAATTATTTATACAAATGTTAAATTAGAAAAAAAATATTATGAACTTTTGATTAATAAAAAAATTAATGAAAAAGACATTGAGGATTATATTGAAAAATATAACAACATAATAATTGAAACCCAATATCATTTAAAGGTAATAAAATAAAAAATGTTTAATAAAAAAATAACTTTTTGTGCGACGGATGAAAACATGAAAGATATTTGGCCTCATCCAAAACCAGCGTCAAGATTTATACCACCAGAGTATAAAAAATTAGGAAGATTTGTTGAAGATAATCTTCACACAGCAACTGTTAAAACTTGTATTCCTTTTTTAGATTCTTTAACAATGGGATACATTATTCCTTTTGATCAAGATTATGTTATAGACCCCACGGAAGATGATTTTAGTATTACTCCTGCTAACAAACAACAATCAGACACAGGAATGCATCATAATGTTCAATTACCAAAAGAATGGCATAATACAACAGGCGTAGCTGCCGGTAAGTTTATGAATAAATGGTTAATAAAAACACCACCAGGCTACAGTTGTTTATTTTTACAACCCATGAATAGATTAGAACTTAGATTTGAAATTATACCTGGGTGTGTTGATACCGACACATACGTAAATGAAATAAATTTTCCATTTATATTACGTAAAAGAGACAAACAGTTTTTAATTAAAAAGGGAGAACCTATGATACAAGTTATTCCTTTTAAAAGAGAGTCATGGAAAATGTGGGCTGGATTTTATTTAGAAAAATTACATTTAAAAACTATAAATCTTTTAAACAGTGAATGGCTAGACAGATATAAAAAAAATTTTTGGCAAAAAAAATCATACAGATAAATGCATATTTCAGCTAACATTGATGATTGTGCTTTAATCATTGATAATTTTTTACCTGTTGATTTATTTACAAAAATTTCTAATTTTAATTTTGTTACGGAAGAAAGTTCTTTTGACAAGTGGGATGATAATTTATTTAAAGATCAAGATAAAAATTTAACTGTAACAGAAGTAAAACAATCTAAAATATTTGCTGAAATTAAAAAAGATAAAATTAAAACAGATTATTCAATATTTAAAGATTTTTTAAATACTTTTACCAAATGTCCTTTTATTCCATATCAAAAAAATTCTTATATTCATATTTGTTATTATGAATATAAAAAATACTCAGGTATTAATTGGCACAATGATGGTGATTATACTTTAAATTATTCTTTTTATATACATGATGAATGGGATGGTAATTGGGGAGGAGAAACTTTAATAGATACAGGAAGAGGATTACCTCTTGCTTCATTACCAAAACCCAACTCTCTTTTAATTATTAAAAATGGAATTCACCACAAAGTTAATTGTGTTACAGGACCTAAAAAAAGAAGAGTCCTACAAATAAGAGGTAATTTTTATGAGTGATTAGGATCGTAGTTTATCCAAGTTTTTGAAAAATCCCAGTAAGATGAAATTCCAGAAGTTGTTTCCTTAAAATCATTTTCATTATTTCCATCATTTACAAATGATGTTTTTGCAGCTTGAATGGCTGTTATAAAATCATCATGAGCTTGGTTAATTTGAGAAATTCTTGTGTCACAATAATCTAAAAGATTTTGCACGGTGACTGAACCATGTATAGTATCACTTGTAGAATTAAGATTTGTATTACCAGTCATATTACCAGTAGAAACATCTTTAAACTGCACTTCATTTTGACCCACTAAATCATTCCAAATAACAGCATGAACTGTATTAGGTAAAGCAGGAAAATTTGTTCCTTTGTGGACCCAATCAATTTTTTTATCATAATCAGCTATGATGCTTTCGTCAGAGATTACTGTTACATGTGTTGCCATTTTTTCTCCTAATGCTTTATAATATAGTTTACCACCACATATGGTGAAAATGTATTTGTGCCTGATGCCGTTACAGCTCCAGTTAAACTTGTTGTAACACTACCTGTTAATGTTCCAGATAACGTGTGTGAATGATTGTGACCAGTACCGGATCCACTTGATGTTATACATCCATAACCATTGTCTGGTTCAATATTTTTTATACCATTAATACTATGTGAGTTTCCATTTTGAACACAAAATCTACAATACTGGTTTTGATCCGTGTACGGAGCAGGATATTTCCAGCAACGCATTTTATGATCGTGAGAAGCTAACTGAGCTGTTGTTAAAGTAGTATTAGAAATAGATCCTGTTACTGTAACTGATTGGTTATTAGTATTTGTCGCAGCTTGGTTGTTAGTTACAGAAACAGTGACAGTATTAGCACCACCTGTTCCTGCCATATTATAAGTATTACCATCATAACCTTGAGGCATTTTACCTGCAAGATTAGGAACATTAAAAGTGGTAGAACCATTACCAACCCCATAAGTTGTAGAAATTACAGCAAATAAATCGGCATAATCTGTTCTTGAAATTGCCGCACCATCACACAATACATAACCTGCTGGAGCTGTTGATTTACCCCAAGGCTTAATTGCACCTACTTCACTTCTGTTTACTATATCTTGTAAGTTAGCCATTAGTCGTTATATTTCAACCTCCACCCATTTGTTGAATCGTAATATACCAGAGCTATACCA